CCTTCTCAGCAGACTGTCGGAGCTGGTATGCAGGATACCAGATATTTCAGTAGTCGTATGGGATCTGGTCCAGAGACTAAGTATCTTGATAGGATTCATCGGAAACGTGTGCAGAAGCAGAATGCTGCTCGTGGTATCTATCCTCCTCCAAAACCTAGGGGGTCGATGAAATATGCTACTCGGCCTCCGCAATCTATGTCGACTGGTAAACAGCGATCTCAAGATGTTCAGTTTGGAATGGCCGGTCGTGGAGGAAAAGGAATGGCTGCTGTTCCTTATAAGGAGTTGTGTGACATCCTTTTTCCAATTCTTCGTGAGCGTAAGGAAGCTTATGGATTTACTGCTGGATCAATTACGAGTGCAATTGGTGTACAAGCATATGACCAGCAAGCTTTCTTCACTCAAGGTGAACTTCAAGCATGGTATGCCAAATCCTTGGATGCTCAAAACTTGAGTAACGTAACGTTTCTCGGTGTTGGCGCTCAAGTGGATTGGATGTTCATGTATCTAGGAGGTAGTATAACGTATACGATTACTAACACTTGTAGCCATACAATGCAGTTAGATATGCTTCAGGTCAAGTCTAAGAGGTATCAAAATCTTGATCCTGCTTCTCGTTGGGATGTTGACTTGACTAATGACGGAACTATTCGGAATGCTCAAGCTCCCATTGAGGTTACTGGTGAGAGTAGGAATTCTCTCAATTGCCGTCCCGGTCAAGGTGGTCGTCAGGATAATAGTTTTCGGATCTATTATCAGAAGCTAGGCAATAAGCGATATATATTGGAGCCCGGACAGACAGTTTATCATACTATTAAGTTTCCAGCTTTTAGGATGTCTGGCAAACAGATTAATACGGAAATCAGTGCTGGTGTTGGTGCTACGCAGAATCCCAAGACTCAGTATTGCATGGTTTTTACCAGAGGTTTAGGTTTGGTATGTGATGGTGCGGATGCAGACGTTAATGTTGGTGCAACTGCATGTGTTGTCACTGCTATTGTCAAACATCAATACCGTGCATCATTTGTTAGCAAGGGCTACCAGACTTACAATACCAATCTACTCCCTCAAGCTGGCGCTTTTGCTACTCAACAAGAAATTAATGTTGAGACAGAAGCTCAAGAAGCTTATACTTCGTTTACTTAGATTAAATTAATTAATTAAATTCATTGTCAAACCACCCTTGCATAGCTTTAGCCCAATCGTCGTCGTCGATAGCTCCTAGCATAGAATCTAGCATGCAACATTCTCTGCTATTACACAATCCGCATCCTTTTTCCATTTGTAGGTTGCGGCCATCTGAGGGAATTGGATAATGTGATCTATTCTCCTCATTAATTGGTTCAGGCATTCCTGACCTAGCCATTCCCAATGTTTGAAAGTCTCCAGAGGTCCCTGTGGGCTCGTGATGTAAATCCGTTTGGCTACCATCTGAACCATCCCCCCCTTCGTCTCCACTTGCATTGGATATCGATCCAGGAGATTCAAGAAGTATTCGAACGGTATCTCCTTCGTAGGCCTGAAATCGTCGAGTATAACATCCTCCTGGCCATGATATCCGCACCACCACTTGTTCCCCCCAGGCTTGGAATATCCCATTTCGCCAATTTGTTCCCAAACCCAGCGGGATTTCCCAGTTCCTGTTGGCCCGTGAATCCAGAAGACTTCCGTTTTGAAATGTCTTGGTTTCATGCATATTGTAGCGACGATTTGTAATCCTCGATGGTACTTTACCACCTGTTCAACATGAACGTTAGTTTTGATCATGTCGGCGATGGTTCCACCAGCTCGTAGAAAATCTACTGCTTCGTGGATATCAGTTCGCTTACCTTGACAAGGGCGGATGCCTCTTTCCTCAAAGGTAGGGTTTGCTGGCTTTACTTTTCCATCTTTGTCGTACGGTCCTTGGATGTATGCTAGATTCTGTTTGAAATTTCCATTCGCTGGAAATAAAGCCATACACGGTCCTCCGTTTCTTTGGATCACATTTTGAGCTGCGCTGATTGACTTTGGGTCTTCAAAGCGTAGATATCCTTGTAGGTGTGGAGTTAGTTGTTCACCCACTTCTTGTGCCAACATGATATAAGTGAACTCATTAAACTCGAGTAACCACTCTTTCTGGTCTTCAGCCCAGTTGTTAAGAGTAAACACAAAAGTCCTTCCTTTTGACATGAAATAATGAATATCCGACGATGTGAAAAAAGTGTTTGCATATCCCTTCAAGATATGTCAAACACTTTTTTTCACGTCGTCGGATCGGGGGGGTGGTTAAACGCGCGAGGGCTCCCGCGGCGGAGCGAAGCGAAGAGCGACCGGAGGGAGCGCAGCGGGACGCGCGACAACCCCCCGAGACGTAAGACGGGAAATAAAAGTGTATGTCTTTCCCCCCCTCCCTAAAAAAATTCACAGAGGAAGGGGAGGGGGGGTTTCTACTGTGGAGAAAGAACCAGTTGCCAGGAAGGGACAGTGTCACCGGCCAAAGCCGGTAGACACGGATGTCCCGCTATATTACCCTGGCAACTTCTGTGCAATCACTTCTGTGCACAGAAAGTGTAACGGTTTTCACAATTTTAGAAAACGTTCAATCTATGCCAAAATCCCGATCTAGAAAGTACTCGAGAAGTTCTAGAAGGAGAACCACGAGTGGAAGACTTAGAGGAAAGGGTCCCCCTTCTTCTTTCTATTCTCGGTATCCTTCTCAGCAGACTGTCGGAGCTGGTATGCAGGATACCAGATATTTCAGTAGTCGTATGGGATCTGGTCCAGAGACTAAGTATCTTGATAGGATTCATCGGAAACGTGTGCAGAAGCAGA